ATAATCCCAGGCGATTTTGAAGCCGCCCAAGTAATACCACGCAATTGCCTGATCACGGCCGAAATCCTTAGGTAAATCGATACGGATATCTTCCGGAATTACGATGCCTTCGCGGACGGCATCATTACCAAAGAACACAGCCTCGCCGTAAAGCGCGCTTGAGCCTAAGGTGTTTTTCAGGATATTCGTTTCTTCGACAAACCGGCAGCCATAATACTGGCCGACTTCACCGTTGTAAAGCGGCTTGGCCGATGTCTGCGCAATCTTAGCCTCAAAGAAATCATAGAGACCGCGAATGCTGTTTGTGGAAGCGATACAGATGTAGTTGTTACCATCGTACCGAGGTATATTCAACTTCTTCATCTGGTCGATGATGTCGCGCACGTTCTTATCGGACATGTTGCCTAAAGCCGTTGCGGACGCGGTACCAGAGGTGCTGAAGGTAGTCGTCGCTGTGTTTACAACCGCTGCTTTGTATACACACGTTTTAAATTCAGTGGCTGCGGCACTGTCTAGCACTTTGGCCATATCGTTTCTCAGAACGGTTTTCACCTGATCCGGTACTTGGATATCAGCTAAAGTTTGCGCCTTCAAGGTCCACGGTACGGCGTTGCCGTATTCGTTTACCGAGAGGGTGCTTTGCACGATGGTGAAGTTTCTTTTCGGAATGGTACTTGTTTCCGTTAAGGTACCGCCGGCTGTGGAAATATTGCTTATCTTGTTAAAGAAAACTTTATCTCCACGATTCTTACCCACGGCTGCTTCAGGCGTGACGAATTGTCTAAACTTCATCAACGGCTGAGAAGCGTGGCGAATCTGCTTGCTCAATACGTTATTGGACAAATACCCACCGAGAGAACTCACACTCCATAGTTGCTGACCCATGTTTATTGCTCTCTTTCGGCTTGGTATTGCTTACGCTCATTGATTACTTCCTCTAAGCGTTCATTTTCTGTTTGGGTAGCCTTGGGAGTTTTTTCCACTACTCCGCTCGGGCCTCCAGTAACAGGAGACTTTTTCATCCGTTCCTTGGTAAGCGCGTTTTTCAACGTCCTTACTTTGGTGTCGGTGCTTTTCCCAGCTTTTGTCCGAATGAGATACGTCAGTGCATCAGCCACAGCTTGCTTCTGACCGCCAGGTTTCTGGTAGTAAGCCGCCTTCTGTGGATCTTTGTTCCAATACAAGGCCATCGCAATCTGATAAAGCATAGACGTGGTGTTTGGAAGATTCAAGTCCTTATGAGAACCTGGCCAGATTTCGGGGATCTTTGTATCAGCGTATTTAGAATACGCGTCTACGGTTTCCTCCCAGTCTCTGGTTAGAGCCTCAACCTGGGCCTTCCCGGCATTCTTTTCGTCGTTATACATCTTAACGAGCTCATCCTTAACTCCGCTACGGATCTCGGCAATAACATCACGCATAAGCGCGGGGTTATTTTCCTCAACCGCTTTCATCATAGCGTGGGCGAGCTGTTCCTCAGTATAAACTTTCTTTTCTTTTTCAGCCGGCTTTTCCTTCGCCTGTGCTTTCTCCGCCTCTAAAGCTTTAATTTTGGCGGTCAGAGCATCGATGCGCTTTTGCACATTCGGTGTCTCTTCGTTTTCGCGGATTATCCTTTCTGCTTCGGATTCCGGTTCCGCTTCCGGTGCTGCTTCTTCGGCAGGAGCTTCCTCTCCGGGGACAATATCCTCGGCAGCCGCTTCTGCTTCAGGTGCTACGTCAGTCGATTCGGGTGCGGCGTCGACAGGGGCCGCATCAGTGGATTCTAGAGAATCCTCGATTGTTTCACGAGCACTTTTCTCTACCGGCGCCTCAGCGGCCGGTGCTTCTACTTTAGCTTGTTCAGCCATTTGTACCTCCTCCAGAGTTTTGAGTTAACTCAGAAAACTTTAACCCAGAATTTTCTAAGGAAAATCCAGAAACCTTCACAGATAAGGGTGCATGCACAAAGACGCGTAGGCTTAGGTTAGCCCTTTCTTTTCCATTGAGATCTTGGCAGCACCCAAAATTTACTGGTACGCGTGTCATATAACTTTACTCCATACTCCCGGACGCACTTCTTTAAACCCGTTAGCTATAAATTCTGCTTCAGTCCATTTCTTACCAGGACCGTAGCCTGATTGTCTGGTGCCACTACCGGAAAGAAACGAAGATTCTTGTGCCACTCTTTGTAGGCTCACGTTTGCTCTCTTGCCTTCCCGTATAGTGGCTTGATTTATGATACTGGAAATCAAATTCCTTTTTGCAAGTGGGTGGCCAGGGGCGGCGGCTATGCGCCGAACTCTTTTTGCAGCTTCCCCGTAATCCATACCCGGCCGTTGATCCATTATTTTCCTCTTAATCTTCCAGGAGCAAGCGCTATCGGAGGAGCCTGCTTCTTTTTAAGCACAGGAGTTGAATACCTGGTGTCATCAAAATCAGATAAATTTACTTCTTTCCCATCTATCACTGCTTTGCCTCTAGAAATCACTTTAGCCATTTGGAGTCTCCGGGTTGTAACGCGTATCTTCCATCATAGGCACCCGGTAGCGTGGTTTACGTTCAGCTTCCAAGGCCTTCATTTTAGCTTCAAGAAGGGGTATCTGTGTCAGGTGAAACATAATCCTTCCGTGCAATTCGATCAAGGATTGTTTGTAACCCACGTAATAAGTCATCTTATCCTCGCTACGTGCGCGGTCAACTTTACCACCTGTCCAGGTATCTCCAATCTTACCACCCACCACGTCCGTAATCATCCGGTCAAGAAGTAGTCCCACAGTATTCTTCCAACCATCACTGTCAACCATTTCTTTTACCGCTCGGCAGATAGACAATTCTTTCATCGTCTTTTGTTCCTCTGCGTCAATACGGCTTAAATCCTCAGCTTGGCTGTCCGGCGAATAAGGCATTCGTAATCTCCTTAGCTGCACCCTCTACATTCTTAGAGTGTAAATCTCCTGCTACTTCGGCCTCTTCCTCGGTCTGGGCCTTAACCTTTTCTTTCTGCCTAGTGGCACTCTGCACGTCCTTAGTACCCTGTTTAATCTGCTCCTGCATGCCGGCGGCCTGCTGATTCATTTGCTCCAACTGTGCCTGCATCTGGGCAATCTGCTCCTGAGCAATTTTCTTGGGGTCAGTACAGAACTCATCAGGATCCTTGACACCATCTTTCTCAAGCCAATCCTTCATAGCGTTATACCTATCCTCGCTGTTAACAATATCCTTGAGGTTCGGGTTCATAATAACGCTTAACCTCTGGAAGGCTTTGGAAGTAGCCATCTGCTCGTTAGCAACTTCTAAGTCTCCGTTCGAGCGCACTTCCGCGGGGAAATCAAAATCTTCCTTGGTGATTTCAACCCCGTCAATATAGATGCTGTCCATACGCTCCTTGAGGATAAGGAAAATCTTATTATATACCCGTGACAGCGTTTCGTTCCAGGAGATAACTTCCAGATTGAGAGGACCTGAGTTATTCTGGATTCCGACATTTATTTCGCCTAAAGTCTTTCCACCACCGGCGTTCGTGGCGTTACGGAAAAGCTGATCGTTCACGGCCAGGTATTCTTCCGTGTAAGCTTTAAGAATAGTCATTATCTCGGTCGAGTTAGGGTCAGGCTTAGGATAATCATTCAACTGCTTAATCTCTGTACCCAATGAGCGTACAGGAAGTTTGGCTCCCGGCATCATGCGGATATGCGCGTCCATCAACTGCGAAGTGTCGAGTATCTCCCACATCGGAGTATTACTCATTTCGTCCCGGATAATTTTATTATTTATGCTGCGCTCCATAATCTCCTGCATCGCCCGGATCTGTTCCGGTACGCCGCGGGAAGCATAGTAGCGTGAGTCTTTAATTTCGTTGTCGTCCTTCTCGTACAACCACCCACCGAAGTCAAACGGGAAGTCGATATCCTGGGCCAGGGCTGTCTCCGGGTCAGTAACATCGGCATAGAAAGTAAATAATTTTCTTACAAATGGGTCGCCCTCTTTTTCCCGGTACCAACAGGAAATCATTTCAAAGCGGTAGAGGTCAGTCTTGGAAGTGTTGTCTACGATGCCCTCGTTGCGCGCCTTAGTCTGGTTCAGCTCATCGTCCTCTCCACCCGACCAGTAAGGTATCGTCCCGTCCTTTAAATCTTTCTTTAAGAAAATCTCATCCTCCATCAACTGCTCAACGATATGCCGGGGGAGAAAGAACTCTTCACGCACACGGTTAGCCTCGTTGATATCCTTGGTGTAGGAGGGCACGGTGATAGACAGAGGATCCACAATATCTACCACCGGGAGAGATTTATACTCATTCATTTCAAACTCGATAATCTCCTGGCCGGCG